GCATTACCCGGGCGCGCGTACTCGCAAGAACCGAGATCATAAGCGCCCATGCTGAGGCGTCCATTAACGCCTATGAAGAGGCTGGACTTGAAGGCCTTGAGGTGGATGTCGAGTTTTCTACTGCTGGCGATGGCTCTGTTTGCGAGGAATGTGACGCATTGTCTGGCAGGGTATTTACTATTGCTGAGTCGAGGGGCATAATTCCCGTCCACCCACAGTGCCGCTGTGGTTGGTCGCCCGTAGTCCAAAACGGAAGCGGAATAAATCTAGTCTAAATACTATCGAAACAATCGAGGTAAAAATGAAAATTGGTAAAAAAAGAATCTATTCTGGAGAGAATATTTCTGGCGCATTTGGTAGAGCGCTAATTTCAGGTGACACTGTTATCGTTGTTTCTGTTATTGATCCTTTCGTGCATGTGAGTATTGATGGTGAGAATCAAATTTACCGAGTGCCAAAAGGCAATCTAAAAAAAATACAAAAATCTATTGCTTCTGACTCTGCAAAAAGCCATACCCCGCCGCCGAGAGAGTTGTACTGTCGCTGCGTATTAAATCCTATTGCAGAATCAACAGTCCCCGCCCAAGATAGCCCAGCCGGATCTATAAATTTTGGTAGTGCAATAGCTCCCGTTGAAAAAACTAAAGATCAGGCCGATAAAATAATAGGCTTCCTTGATGCTGGCAAAAATTCAGGCGACACAGTGAGTGTTATGGCTGATACTGATGTTAATCTTTATTTTTCAGATAGCATTGAAGATACTGCAAAAAAATACGGAATACCTTTTTCGGGAATGTATTGTTCCGGCGCTGATGGAAAGCCCAAGCAGGAACCCAATACTGAAAAATACGCCCTACAAATAAAACAACTTCGCAGCGCTGCCGATATGATTGAGTCCGGATTGTATTCGCCCGAAAAAATAATCATTGAGCTCAAGAATAGCGAGGACTAGCCTGTGCCAAACTCCCCCGAAGAAACCCAAAAAATACTAGACTGGGCAGTCCAGCAGCTAGCCCTATGCCAGCAAACCAGCTTTTATGGCCGCATCACATTTATTTTTGAGGGCGGTAAAATAGTTAGGCGCACGGCTGAGTCTTCGGATAAGCCGCCAAAACTTGACACGGACAAAACATAGACATATTATCATCATAAAATAGCGCCAAAATATCGGCGCACACGGTATTGAATCAATCAAGCCGCTCACCTTAACGGGTCGAGCGGCTTTTTTTTGGGCTAAAAATGACTCTTATTTTTACTGACAAGCTAATGATGGACGCTAAGCCGCGATTAACGGCTGATGGCTACATGATCGCAATGCCAAAAGCTGCGCGCATTGGGTTGCAGGATTACATGGGATCAGAAGTTGGCCGCCCCGATCTAAAAGTGGTTTCTGTGTATCGCCCAGAGGAAGAGGTTTTTAATAAAGACTCTCTCGCCAGCTTTGCCCACAAGCCAATCACTATCGAGCATCCGCCTGTGTTGGTTGATGCAGGCAACTGGAAAAAATATTCATCCGGACAAATTGGCGATGAGGTTGCCCGCGATGGCGACTTTATCCGTGTTCCTATGATGATTGCAGACCAAAAGGCAATTGACGCAATAGGCAATGGCAAGGTCGAGCTGTCCATGGGCTACACCTGCGACATTGAGTTTGTAGACGGTATGACCCCAAGCGGGCAACCATACAACGCAATACAGCGCAACATTCGCGGCAATCATCTAGCGATAGTTGACGCAGCAAGAGGCGGCGCACAACTGCGCGTAATTGATTACAAACCACAAGAGATTAACACCATGACACACCAAGTAATTGTTGACGGCGTGAGTCTGCAAGTTGCCGATGCTGCAACTGCGCAGCTTATTACAAAGGCGCTGAAAGATGCAGAGGTTGCCGTTGAAAAGGCTACCACTGATAAGTCAGCGCTTGATAAAAAAATCGCAGATATGGAAACCGAGCTGGCTGAGCTGAAAAAGCAACGTGACTCTGAAAAAACCACAAATGATTCAATTGTTGCCGATCTTAAAAAGCAGCTCGCTGATGCCGTTAGCCCAGAAGCTATGGATCAAGCGGTTAAAGATCGCGCTGCAGTTATCGACTCAGCAAAAAAACTTTTGCCCGCTGTAGTTATTGACGGCAAATCAATCGCAGAAATCCGCAAGCAAATCGTTGATGCGAAATTGGGCGATGCCGCAAAAGACTGGGACGAAAAACAAATCTCTGCATCGTTTGCCTCGCTTGCTTCGGCTGGTGCCGTGATTGACCCGTACCGCAAGGCGATTGCCGATGGTGAGACAAATGATGGCGCTAGCGCATACGATCAGTATGTCGCCGGCCTAAACGCAAACAAGTAACTTTTTTAATTTAGGAGGCCAATCATGGCTACTGTTCAAAGTACGTATTCAGAATTACAGCCAATCGGTCAGGCTGGCATGCCTGCAAGCGGCGACTTCTCTGCCGACACTCGCAATTGCGAAACTTCTGCAGGCATCGGCTTTGGTGTCGCTGTTAGCCAAGGCTCAGGCGATCTGGGCGCGGTAATAGGTGGCGCTTCTGCTGCTGTTTTTGTTGGCGTTACCATGGCCGATAAATCCGTTCCAAATGATGGTGGTGCTGATGGATATAACCAATACGACTCAATGGGCGTGATGACTCGCGGCCGAATTTGGGTTGTTACCGGCGGCATCGTAACGGCTGGCGGCGATGTGACTTTTGCGGCTACGACTGGCGTTCTGTCAAGCGCTGCAACTGGCGGCTCGCAGTTCGCAATCGCTGGTGCACGCTGGATGACTGGCGCTGCAAGTGGCGCTGTTGCATTACTACAACTTGGCGGCGCGTTACCTTCTGCGTAACACCTAAAAAATTCTTGAGGAAAAGATCATGACGCAATTTATTAATGACAGCCAAGCAGTTTCGTTTTTGCAACAAACTCATGCGAGTGTTGAGGCTGAGTTATACCGTGTTAAATACCCTGAGTATAACTACTCAGATTTGTTGTTTGTTGACACTCGTGCAAACGAGTGGGCGCGTACTGTAACATTTTACAGCTCCGACACTGTAGGCAAGGCTGGCTGGTTTAATGCCAACTCAACCAACATGCCGCGCGCCGATGTGAACATGGCGCAGCATAACCACTCTATCCAAATGGCGGCGATTGGTTATGGCTACAACTTGGAAGAGATCAGCTTTGCAAAATTGGCTGGCCCAGTCGGCTCGCTCGACCAAGAGCGCATGTTTGCTGCTCGCCGTGCTTATGAGCAATTCATGTATGGTTTAGTTGTTGCTGGTGACTCTACCAAAAACATGGGCGGTTTAATTAACTACTCAGGCGTTACTGCTACCACGGCCCCTGCTGACGGAACCGGTTCTGCCACCACGTTTGCAAGCAAGACCGGTGACCAAATTGCGCGCGACATTAACAACGAGCTGAGCGGTATGCAAGAAGGCTCCTTGGGTATCGAATTGGCAAATACCATTGCGCTTCCAATCCAGCAATTTAACTTGTTGGCTACCAAGCGTATGGGCACAGCTGGCGATGAAATCACAGTGCTTGAATGGCTAATGAAGTACAACGTGTACACCGCGCAAACTGGCCAGCCTTTGAAGATTCGCATGTTGCGCGGATTGGATGGCGCTGGCGGTTCTGGCACTGACCGTATGCTGACTTATGTCAATGATCGTGACGTTGTTAAGCTTCATTTGCCAATGGCTCACAAGTTCATGCCTGTGTACCAAACTGGCCCAATGTTGTTTGAGGTTCCCGGCATTTTCCGCACCGGTGGCGTAGAGATTCGCCGTCCTAATGCGGTTCGTTATTTAGACGGTATCTAAACCAATTGCCCCGCTTCGGTGGGGCTAACTTCTGGTGACAAAATGAAAGCGAAAATCACGAATAACACAAGCGGCCCGAAAGGTTTTTATGTTGGCGCCAAGCAAGTTACTGTGATGCCAAATAAATCTGTTGAGGGTGATTACGAGGATGGTTTGCTTCAATCCTTGAAAGATACTGGCTTTGATATTGAGCATGAAGGCAAATTAAAAATTGCTGATGCTAAGCCCGCTAAAGGTGACACCAAAGCCATAATTGATGCGGCAAAAGCTGAGGCCGAGAAGATTTTGGCAGATGCAAAGGCAGAAGCCGAGAAAGTTTTGGCTGAAACCAAAGCAGAAGCCGAAAAAATAATTGGTGATGCCAGCTCTACCGCCGATAAAGTTTTGGCAGATGCAAAGGCAGCCTCAGACAAGATTATTGCTGAAGCGGAAGAGCTGACAAAGGCTGATAAATAATGCCATACACCGTACCAACATCTGCAGAATTTATAGCCCGTTTCCCCGCATTTGCTACGGTTGACGATGGCTATATTGATTTGATGATTGGCGATGCTGCGCGCAATGTTGATGATTCATGGGCTGAGTTGGATTATCAGCCTGCGATCATGTTTTTAGCTGCGCATAACATGATTGAAGAAGGTGTTTTCGGGCGAGATATTAATGCTGGCGGTGCGATTACATCAAGCAAGCTTGGTGACGCTCAAGACAGCTATGCAAATCCTGTGAACAGCGATTCATCGAGCATTTATAGCTCCACTGTATACGGGCGAAGATTCGCGCAATTGCAGCGCGTGAATGTTCAGGCGGTTGTTTTATTGTGATTAATTACTCGCGCCACATGCACCAAGATTTTACTTATTGGGCGCTTGATTCGGTGAATGAAAATAATGAGGGTGTGTTTCTTGCCCCTGTTAGCTTCAAATGCCGTTGGCAGGATACGAATAATTTAACTCGCGATGCTAATGGACAAGAATTTATTAGCGCTGCAATTATTTACACGTTTGATTCGGTTGCACTTAAAGGTTATGTGAAAAAAGGGATTGTTTCAGATTTAGATCCCATTGGATTGAGCGGTGCTTTTGAAATTAGAAACATTTCAGAAAGCCCGAACTTATCCGGCACCATATCACTTCAAAAGGTGACAGTTTAATGAGCGGAAGCATTAGCGGGTTTGATGAGGTGATGAGAAATCTTAACTCTCAAATTAACGGCATATCCAATCGCTCAATGGCTGGCCTCATGGAGGCAGGATTAAAGATCGAGCAGCGCAGTAAGGAGCGGGTGCCACGCGAGCATGGCAACTTATACGGAAGTTTTTACACGCGCCGAGCACAAGACGGCAGCTTGTCGGTTGAGATAGGCAATAGCGCAGCATACGCAGCAGCAGTACATGAAAATTTAGAGCAGAAGCTTGCTGGTGAGGCAAGACCAAGCGGCCTAGGTGTTTACTGGGGGCCGCAAGGCGAGCCTAAGTTTTTAGAAAAAACAGTCAGCGAAAACGTGCAAAATATCGTTGCAATTGTTCAGCATCATGCGAGCGTAGGCGAATGAATAATGCAGCAAAGGATATTAAGGCGCGACTGATTGCACTTAATGTTTTAGATGAGTGTTTTGTTGGCGAAGAACCGGCAACGCCGAATAATGTTGTAACCATTTACGACACTGGCGGAGGATCTCCTTTTTCAGAGATCGAATTGTTTAACCCAACTATTCAAGTACGCACACGGGCAATTAAATATCAAGACGCATACGATTTACAACTTGAGATAATGCGCGCACTTATTAACCCTGTTTCGTTTGAAATTAACGGCACAAAATATATCGGTGTATGGGCGCAGAGTGACATTATTAGCATTGGAAAAGATGCGAATAACCGTTCTGTTTTTACATCAAATTTTAATATAGAGAGGCAACCGCTATGAGTGAGATTGGTTACAACGGACGCGCTTTTATCATCAAGCTAGATACCGTTAAAATCGCAGCAGTACAATCAAAAAGCACCACGCATGCGCGCGAGGCTATCGACGTAACTAATGATGACTCTGCAGGCTGGCGCGTAACATTGCCGGAACCCGCAGTGAGATCATTAGATTTAAGCATTGAAGGCGTTGCGACCGAGGACAATTATCAGTTAATTCTTGATGAATGGCTTGGCACCGTCAACAGCGCAATCACTATTGAAAACCCAGATGGCTCTATTGAGTCAGCGGCAAATGGTTTTTTCATTGGTAGCGTTGAATCGTCAGGTTCGCATG